ATGCCTCTGCCGCTGGCAAACGGGTGTGTACGTGCAGGATTCCCATCCCCTTCCGAAGACTTCGGCGCAACCCGCATTGACCTGGCGGCAAAGCTCATCAGGCACCCCCAGGCCACGCATATCATGGGCGTTTCGGGTCTATCCATGCGAGATGCAGGGATTGATGATGGCGATTGGATCGTGGTGGACAAGGCGATAAAACCCAGCAATGGCCAGATCGTCGTGGCCGTGGTGGATGGCGAATTCACCGTGAAATATCTCGTGCTACGGGCAGGTCGCGTCAAACTAAAAGCGGCAAACCCAACGTTCCCAGACATCGTGCCGCGTGACGGTCAGACCATCGAGGTCTGGGGGGTGGTCACTGCGTGCGTGAAACGATTTATCACCTGAACCGCGGGCGCTTGCGAGTGCACACACATGTACGCACTGGTCGATGGGAACAACTTCTACGTTTCCTGTGAACGTGTCTTTCGGCCGTCCCTAAATGGCCGTCCTGTGGTCGTACTGAGCAACAACGACGGCTGCGCCGTAGCGCGCTCCAATGAGGCGAAGGCGCTCGGAATCAAGATGGGCGCGCCCTGGTTCCAAATACAGCACTTGGAACATAGCCACGGGCTTGTGGCGTTGAGCGCGAATTTTGTCTTGTACGGCGATATGAGCGACCGAATGATGAGCCTCGCGGCGGGCCTGGGACCGACGCAGGAAATCTATTCCATAGACGAAAGTTTCATCGGGCTGCAGGGGTTGCGCGGCGATTTGACAAAGCGCAGCCACGCAATCCGAGACCGCATCAATCAGTGGGTGGGCATCCCGTGCGGCATAGGCATTGCCAAGACCAAAACCCTCGCCAAGCTGGCGAACCACATCGCCAAGACCGCCGAGCGCAAGCCCGGCAGCTACCCTGCCGAGCTGGCCCAGGTGTGCAACCTAGCCGCCCTCCCCGCCCAGGATCTTGACGATGTTTTAGCGGCAACGCTGGTTGAGGATGTATGGGGCGTGGGCCGAAAGAATGCCACACAACTGCACGAAGGTGGCGTGCACACGGTGCTGGACCTGGCACGCATGGACCCGGCAACCGTGCGCAGGCGCTGGAGCGTGGTGCTTGAGCGCACCGTGCGCGAGCTGCAGGGCATGGAGTGCATCGCGCTGGACGATGCACCCGCGCCCAAACAGGAGATTGCATGTACGCGGTCTTTCGGTCGGGCTGTGGCGGACCTCCCAGCGCTGCTGGAGGCCGTCAGTGAGTTTGCAAGCAGAGCGGCCGAGAAATTGCGCAAGCAAGGCGGCGTGGCCAGCCAAGTGTTGGTGTTCGCGCACACCTCGCCATTTCGCCCTGGGCCTCGCTTCAATCGCAGCGTGGTGGTGCCACTGCGCCGCCCCACGGCCGACACCAGCCAATTAGTGCGCGCCGCTGCGACGGGCATGCGGCGAATCTACGAACCGGGCTACAAGATGGCAAAAGCTGGGGTGATGCTGCTGGACCTTGCGCCTGGGAGCGTTCTGCAGGGCGAGCTGGATTTGGAAGATGAAGATGGGCGCGACCGCTCGCGCCTGATGGTAGCGCTTGATGCGCTCAATGGTCGATACGGAAAAGGGACGGTACACGTTGCCAGCACAGGGGTGGACAACCAGACCCGGACTTGGGGTATGAAGCAAGAAAGGCGGACGCCTGCTTACACCACCTGCTGGGACGATGTGCCGATTGCTCGAGCATAATGTTAGTAACAGTAACTTTCAAACAACAAGCTTCTGCCAAGTGGCACGAGTTATCTGAGGATCTAAAGATGAGCGGTGGAATTCTTAGCAGCGCTGGAAACCCAATGGATGCAGCTGGAGTACTTTCAAGTTTCAATACACCTTCTGGATTAGTTATCGCAAAAAATCTGTGGTACACCGATCAGCATATTCATTTGCACGGATATTCATTTCAAACATGCCGATTCGATAATTGCGACATTATGATTGCCAGCGGAAAGTTTGAACTAATAAATTGCCGCATAGGAAATGACTGTCGAATTCACTATTCGGGTGACGCAATAAATATAATAAAGTTCTTCCTACTTCCTACACCGTGGGCGGAACGACATTTCCCGGGCTTTGCAGCCACAAAAGGCGCAAACGGCAACATCACAATAAAGCAGGGTTGATGATGCTATCAAATAAATCAACAACCAAAACGAATATCACCCTGTCACCAGAGAGAAGCCAAACACCACTGGTCGCCCTAGTCGTTTTTATGTCAATCCTTGCTATTGGGTCGGTCATGCTTCTCCAGCAGGATAAGGCATCTGGCTATGCGATGCTAGGCGTCACCTTGATTATAGCTTTTTTGATTCTCTATTACTGGGATAAGGGAAGGTTTGACAGCGAGCTAAGCAATGCCAAGTCCACAGAAGTAAAATCTGGTGACATAAGCGTAATAACTGATTCGAGACTTTTTAGGGATCCCAGGGCCCTGACAGATATTATTGAGAGAGTTAACCTCGTCCACTCTAGAAAATCCCTCCCTGAGCCTTCTGGGCTTGTGGGTGACGACATGAACCCAGTGCCCAATTCGAGGGAAGCCGCCGAGGCCGAGGTGAAGGCGATAAATATAGAAGATGTTGCACAAAAAAGAGTTCTATTCCGTGCTGTTGGACAGGCAGAAGAACCTTCGGATGACGTTTTTATCGAGGTTCCGAACACTCACCTCAGTGCGCCTTAACTAAATTTGGGGCGCGATAGCGTGGCTGCGGTTCGTCCATCGACAGGGCAGAAAATTCCGTCAAATCTCGTCATGTGAAGCCATCCAAAATCTGTCCGCGAGTCCGCGCTAGGCTTTGCGCTGACAGGGGCCGACACCCCCGACGAAAGCGGGACATTAAGCGGGCAGGCGCGGCGGGGTCTCGACTGCGCGCCGGGATGGCTGGGTGGGGTGCGGCGGCCGGGGGCCGGCCAGCCCTGGGGATGCGTCCGCAGGCCCGCCACGGGGCCGTCAAGGGACCTCGGGCGGGCCGGCAGGAGTTAGGAGTGGATGGGGCGAGCGCCTGCGCATGGGCGCAAAAAAGGCCACCGCATGGGGTGGCCTGTATCGGGGTGGGCCGGCTACTTGCTGCTGCCGTCTGCGCTACTGTCGGTGGACTTGATGCGGTACTCGGTGAAGCGCATCACCTCCTCGCCTATCCATTCGTTCAGCTCGGCACAGCGGGCCTGCAGTGGCTCAATCTCGTTGCGCGCGAACACCTCGGCAGCTGGAGCCACGGCACCGAACCCGCCGGTATTGCTGGGCACCACCCCCATGAGCTGGGGCGGGATGCGGTGGGCCGCCAGCAGGTCGTCGCGGCTCACGTTCTTGATGTTGAAAAACTCGTCCTTCGCGGCCACTTCGGACAACGGAATCACCTGGATGCCATCCTTCTTGCCGTTGGGCGCGTGCATGAACAGGTTCTTGAAATTGCCCGGCCCCTTGCTCTTCTTCAGGGCCTCGCGCAGCGCATCCACATCGCCTTGCTGCTGGGCTGCATCCGACAGGTACAGGATGAAGCCCGCGTGGGAACCGTTGTTGTAATACTTGCGCCGGAACAGGGTGGCCGACTCGTTGAGCCAAGCCGACTGCAGCGCTGCAAGGTACTCGGGCAGGCCGTACACCTCCTGATTTACATCAGGCTCCATTAGGTGGAACACCGCCCCCCGCTTGAATTCGTGTTCATCCTTGTAGCCCTGAACGAAGAAATACCTGTCCAGCTCGCCACCGCGCCGCATGTACTTGGCCAGGGAGTGCCGCAGCTGCAGCGACCCGCCCAGGCGATTGCGTGGGCGCTCAAGGTAGGAATTGCCGAACGTGAGAAAGTCCAGCGCGAATTTGCTGAACGTCGCCCGGTCCAGCAGCTTGTGCGGGATGAACGTGCTGGCCAGGACGTTGCGTTTCACGTAGAGCGCACTCGCGTGGTGCGGGCTCGCGCGGAACGACTTGGCCAGGCCGTCCCAGCTCAAGGGCGGCTCGTACCACTTCCCATTAAGCCAGCTCTCCACGTAGTCCAGCATTTCCCCTTGCATCACTGGCGCGGGCTCGCCGAAGGTGAAGGCCTCAATCTGCGAGCGCTCGCCCGTCGCTGGCGGTGTGGTGGCGGCCGTGTCGGCCAGGCTGTCGCCAGCTGTCATCAGAAAATCTCCATAGTCGATTGGTTGGTGCCGGTCATGCCTTCCAGCGGTTCGTTATCGAGGGCGTGCATGCAGGCCCATGCAAGATCCGCGTGGCCCGTTTGTTCGGTGCGGCCGGCGGTGTAGGTGGCCTGGCTACCGCTGGCGGTCAAGGTGCGCTTGATGGACATGAAGGCCTGCGCCAGGTCGATGCCAGTTGCTCCGTTGTCGAATTCAAGGCGGCCCTTGCTGATGATGTTTTTGGCTTTCAAAACCAGCATGGTTTTGACTTCGACCGAGTAGTTGATTGCCTTCGCGGCAGGGAAAAACTTGCTCACGATCTCGTAGACACCGCGACCCATGCCCGTGGTGTCGATGCCGATGTGCGCCACGTTGTAGCGCTCCGTAATTTTTTTGATGGCGTCGGCCTGGGCCTCAAAATCGAGCCCGCGAAACTGCTGTGTTTCCAGCACCCGGAATTTGCCGCCAGGCGTTGCTGGCGGTGCCAACACCACCAGGCCGGCAGAATCGCCAGTGCGCGAAGGGTCATAGCCCACCCACACCGGCCGATAGCCAAACGGCCGCATTGCCAGCTGGTGCACGTCGCTCCACTCCACCCAGCTATCGACCATGCAGTCCTGCAGCTCTGTCAATGGGAAGATGCTGAACGTGTCGTCCATGAACCCGCACATCAACAGGTTGGCGAATTCCTCGGGGCTGTACTCGTGGCGCAGTTCCTCAATGTCGAACAGGTTGCACCCGCCGTGCATGGCGTCCAAGATCGTGACGATCTGGCGCCAAATCTTGTCTTCACCCGTGAAGCCGCCGCCCAGGTGCGCGTGCGACAGATCGAGCTTGATGCGGTCGGCCTTCGCGCGCTTCCTGTTGTAGCGGTCCCCGCTCCACAGCGCGTAGGCCGGGTGCTGGATGCTGCTGGGTGTGGAGAAATAGGTTTTGCGCCAATGCTTGTGCATGGCCATGCCCGAAGCCACCTTGTTGAGTTCGTCAAACTTGCGCGTCCAAAAGCACTCGTCAAAGTAAAAATTGCCGTGGTAGCCCTGCGCCGTCAGCGCGTTGGTCCCCAGAAAATACAGCGTTGCGCCATTGCTCAAAACAATGGGATCGCCCGACAGCTCCACCCCGCAAGCCTCTTTGGCGAACGCGATGATGTACTGCTTAAAAATGTGCGCCTGGGCCTTCGATGCCGACAAGAAAATTTGATTGCGCCCAGTCTCCAGCGCATCGGCCAGGGCCTCCCGGGCGAAATACCACGTCGCGCCAATCTGCCGCGACTTGAGAATGAACCGCGTGCGCTGATCGTGTGCCGCGCGCCAAGTCTTCTGATACCCGAACAAGGAACCCGCGAAACAGTCCAGCAACTGCTGGTGTTCGTTCTCATCGAAGTGGTTGCGGTCGGGCTGTTTCTTGGGCTTGTCATTGCGGCGGTTGATCGCAGGGTTAAGGTCCGCCTCCTTGCCCGTCTTCTCGTACTTGTGTACGCGGGCCAGGCGTTCAATCTGGCGGCCCAGCAGGTCAATTTCCTTGTAGTCGCCTCCAGTCTTGTTGTCCTTCATGACAAGCTGTGCCATGCGGGTTTCAATCACTGCCTCCACCCGGTCCACGGGTTGCGCCTTGTCCCACTCTTCGGCATCCTTCCACCCCTGCACGGTGGAGCGCGGTTCCTCGATATAGGCCGCAATGGTTGTGACCCTCCACCCCTGCCAGTAAAGGTGCCGCGCAGCGCGGCGCTTGTCGGCCGCCAGGCCGTCACCGGGCAGGATTGAAAAGGGCAAGGCTTTGGCGATGGCTTCGGCGGGCATGGGGCCAAGTTTGGGCCGCCACGCTGTGAAAAAGCACACGCTCCCCTGCCCTACTGCATGTGCCTGAACGCTGCACATGCGGCATTCATTGATGGGTTCGCGCGACAGCGAGACGATGGCGACTACTGCAAACCATCGCTCTCAACGCAACCGAGGAACCCCATCACCATGGCACAGAAATCCAGCGACAAGCCCGAAGCTAAGGCCCAAAAATCGCGCTTCTTCCGTGTGGCCACCGAAGGTGCCACCACCGATGGCCGCGCCATCAGTCGCGAGCAAATCGAACAGATGGCGAAGACCTTCAGCCCGGCGAAATATGGCGCCCGTGTTTGGATGGAACACATCCGCAGCCTGTACCCGGACAGCCCGTTTCGCGCCTATGGCGACGTCACTGCAGTAGAGGCCCGCGACGTCGAAGACGGCAAGCTGGCACTGTTCGCGCAGATCAAGCCGCTGCCCGAGCTGGTGGCTATGAACAAGGCCGGCCAGAAGATCTACACCAGCATCGAGATTCACCCCAAGTTCGCGGATAGCGATCAGGCCTATCTCACCGGCCTGGCGGTCACCGATTCCCCCGCCAGCCTGGGCACCGAGGCTCTGAAATTCGCAGCCCAGCACCCCGAGGCAAGCATGTTCTCTGCACGCAAGGCCGGCGACCGAAAGGACGTGCTGTTCTCCGAAGCCATCGAAGTGGAACTGGTTTTCGAGGATGACGAATCCGCCGAGACCGAGGGCGCCGTGTCCAAGTTCAACGCCGTGCTGTCCGGCCTGTTGCAGAAGTTCAAGGGCAAGTCGAAGGATGACGACGCACGGTTCACCGAAATCATCAAGGGCTTTGAAGCGTTCGGCGCCTATGCCGAAACGCAGGAAAAGGCACACGACGACTTGAAAACCGAGCACGACACCCTGGCCAAGAAATTCACCGAGCTGACGGGAAAGCATGACGCCCTGGTGAAACGCCTGGAGGAAACGCCCGAGTCGGGCTTTACCGCGCGCCCGCCTGCCAGCGGCGGCGACGGTGTTGCAAAGACCGATTGCTGAACCCCAATCGCTCCCAATTCCCCCAATCGCTCCCCCAGTAGATCCCCAATCCACCACCTCGGAAACCAAACATGCATCCCATTACCCGCAAGGCCGTCAATGCCTACGTCAGCCAAATCGCCGCCCTCAACGGCGTGGAACGCACAGACCAAAAGTTCACGGTGGCCCCTACCGTTACTCAAACGCTGGAAAGCAAGATCCAGGAATCCGCCGATGTGCTCAAGCGCATCAATATCGTGCCCGTGCGCGAGCAGATGGGCCAGAAACTGGGCCTGGGTGTCGGTGGCCCTGCAGCCAGCCGCACCAACACCAAGCTCAAGGACCGCGCCACCCGCGATCTTTCCGCCCTCGACTCCACGCAGTACCACGCCCTGCAGACGAACTTCGACACCCACCTGGAATACGCAAAACTCGACATGTGGGCGAAGTTCAAGGACTTTCAGCCGCGCCTGCGCGATGCACTAATCATTCGCCAGGCACTCGACCGCATCATGGTCGGTTTCAACGGCACCTCTGCCGCAGCCGAAACCGACATCGTGGCAAACCCCATGCTGCAGGACGTCAACAAGGGCTGGCTGCAGCAGCTGCGCGAGACTGCGCCCGAGCGCGTCATGGACGAAGGCGCCGCCGGCGCCGGTTCCATCAAGGTGGGCGACGCCGCAGGCGCCCACTACAAGAACCTCGATGCGCTGGTGTTCGATGCCTTGAACCTCATGGACCCGTGGTTCCATAACGACACCAGCCTGGTGGTGATGGTGGGCCGCGACCTGTTGCATGACAAGTATTTCCCACTGGTCAACGTGAAGCAAGCGCCCACCGAAGAACTGGCCGCCCAGGTCATCATGAGCCAGAAGGCCATCGGCAACGTGCAGGCCGCTGCGGTGCCCTTCTTCCCTGGTGCGTCCGTCCTCATCACCAGCTGGGACAACCTGTCCATCTACTGGCAAGAGGAAACCCGCCGCCGCATGTTCACCGACAACCCCAAGCGCGACCGCTACGAGAACTACGAAAGCGTGAACGAAGCCTATGTGGTGGAGAACGTGGGCAAGGCCGTGCTGCTGGAAAACATCGAGCTGGTTTGAGCGGGTGCCCCATGACTTCCCCCGCAAAAGCCCACAAACTGCGCGTGCTGGCTGAGCTGTCGGCCAGGGCCGCGCCCCATGGCCAGGAGGTCCGGGGCAGCGCCTACGAACTGATGCTGCGCGCGCTCGCTGAGCACAAGCGCGTGCTGCGCGGCATCCAGTCGGTCGAACGCAAGATCGAGGCAAAGCGCGAACTGATGCCCGCCTACGACGAATACCTGACCGGCGCCCTCGCGGGAGGCCAGGGTGGTCACGACATGGTGCTGGCCACGCTGATGGTCTGGCATATGGACACGGGTTCCTGGCGGCGCGCGCTGGAACTGGCTGGCTATGTGATCGCCAACGGCATGGCCATGCCCCCGGAATACTCGCGCACCCCGGCCGTGATCCTGATCGACATGGCTGCCACCGCGGCGCTGGACGGGAACCTGTTTGGCGACGAAGCGGTGCGCGTGCTGGCAGAAGTGGCGCAGCTCACCGAGAGCCACGACGCACCAGACCAAGCCCGCGCCAAGCTTCACAAGGCCATCGGCTATGCCCTGGTGGGCCGCACCCCAACCCACACGCCCGACTACAAAACGGTGGAGGAAACCAAGGCCCGCGCGGCCATGGCGCACTTCACCCGTGCGAACACGCTGTTTGCGCAAGTCGGCGTGAAAAAAGACATGGAGCGCATGGAGCGACGTTTGACCAACGCCGCGCCGGCCTCCTGACCGAGCGTACCCCGCACCCTGGCGGCTCCTGTGTCTGCCTCACTGCAATGCGCAAGCAACGCACGAAAGGCAGTCACAGGACCACCGCCACCTGAACGCACACCATGAGTTTCATTGCCACCGCCAATCCGCCCATCGAAGCCGAGGACGCCCAGGTCACCAACGACCCGTGGTTCCCGGAAATCGACGCGTCCAAGGTCCGGGAGTCGTGCCTGCTGGATGGCACGGTCACGGCCGTGCGCCTGGCTGATGCCATCGAAAGCGCGATCGACACCGTGAACGGCGAGCTGCGCGGCTACAAGGCCGAGCAGATCGCCCTGGGCGTGGCCTCACTGGCCGTGGCCGGCGACGGCCGCCAGGCCGGCCGCTACCTGCGCGCCATCCACGCGCACGTGCAGGCAGAGCTGGCCGAGGCGTACCGCGAAACCGACACCACGCCGCACAACGACAGCAAAACCGAACGCATCCGCGAGCGCATTGAAGCGAAGGTGGCAGAGCACCAGCGCCGGCTGCGCTGGGCTGTCGCCGACATGCTGGGCCGGCCGCGCACCACCGTGGAACTCATCTGATGCGCGCCGTTGCCCAAGAGCACGAAATGCTGGACGAACTGTGCCGCCGCACCACGGGCGCCACGGCCGATGTGGTGGAGGCCACGCTGGCCGCAAACCCCGGCCTGGCCAAGCTGGGGCCGCGCCTGCCGGTCGGCACCGTCGTGCAGATCGTTGTCCCGCCCAAGCGAGCCCAAAAACAAACCATCAACCTGTGGGACTGACCACCATGGACCGAGAAAGCATCATCAAAGCCGTGGGCCTGGAAACCGCCAAGGCCTCGCCCCCTGTCGCAGTCGTGGCCCACCAGGCCGCTAACGGCTGGACCATGAGCCACACGCTCACAGCGCTGACCATCCTCTACGTGGGTGTCCAGCTGGCCTACCTGCTGTGGAAGTGGCGCAATGAACGCGCCGAACGCAATGCCAAGCGCGCCGCTTACGGAGTGGAACCATGAGCACGGCCCTGCGCCAGGGCCTGGCCCGCGTGGCCGTGGCCTGCCTCACCATGTCGGCGGCTGGCTTCGCCGCCTGGACCGCCTCCGAGGGCGACGGCCCCACCCGCGTGGAAGCCGGTGGCGCCGTGGTGCATCTGCCCTACATCCCCACAAAGGGCGATGTGCCCACCATCGGCCACGGTTCCACCCGCTACGAAGACGGCACGCCCGTGCGCCTGTCTGACCCCCCCATTCCGCGCCAGCGCGCCCAGCAGCTCGCCCGCAACCTGCACACCCAGGATGAAAAGCGGTTCAAAGCCAGCCTGCCGGGGGTGTCGCTCTATCAGGGCGAATACGACCTCTACGAGGACTTCGTGGGCCAGTACGGCATCGGCAATTGGCGCAAGCCTGGTTCCCCTCGCACCTGGCTGCTTCGGGGCAACTACCCGGGGGCGTGTGAGGCCCTGCTGACCTGGCGGTTTCAGGCCGGCCGAGACTGCCGCCTGCCGCAGAACTGGGGGCCGCAGGGCTGCAAGGGCGTGTGGACCCGTCAACAAAGGAGGCATGCCAAATGTGTGTCGATGCTCTGAAAAAAGCCGTCAAGGTCATGGCCATCACGGCCGTGGTGCTGGTGCTGCTGGCAGTCGCAGGCCTCGCGGCCCTGTACTTCACCTTCTGCGGCGGCCACCCGCACGGGCTGTGCTGACATGCTGACCACCCTGCGCGCCAACGTCTGGAAATACACCGCCATCGCCCTCGGGCTGGGCCTGGGCTTCGGGCTGCTGATGCAGACCCTGCGCCTGGCCGAAGCGCAGCTGGAAACCGCCCACACCCAGACCACCCTGCAGACCGAGCGCACCGCCGCCGCGCTGTCTGCGCTCAAAACCTCAGAGCGCTATCGCAAACTTGGAGACAAGCACCGTGACGAAATTGCCAAAAACGACACCGAAGCGCAGGCCGCGCTGGCTGTTGCTGATGATGGCCGCGCTCGCGCCCTGGATGCTCGCAACCGGATGCAGCGCGACCTTGCCGACTACCTCACCCAGCACCGTACCGCCGCCCAGGCTCGCGCCGCTGCCGGCCAGTGCGCGCCAGACACCGCCCCCGCCGAACTGCTTGCCGACCTGCAGCGACGCGCTGACGACAGAGCGGGAGAGCTGGCGCACGTCGCTGACACCGCCCGTACCCGTGGCCTTGCCTGCGAGCGCGCCTACGACAGCGCCCGCGCAATGACGGAGGCCGCCCAAAGTGGAAAAACCGAATAGCCTGCGCGAGACGCTGACCAAGGCATTGCCTGCGCTCAAGAAAGACCCGCAGAAACTCGCCATCTTCATCACGGGCGGCCGGGTCATGCACACCGGCACCGATGCGCTGTCGTTTGAGTACTCCTACACCCTGCGCGCGCTGCTGCTTGACTATGCAGGCCACGCCGATGCCGTCATGGCCCCGTTGGTGGGCTGGATGAAGCGCAATCAGCCCGAGGTGTTCGACAACCCCGAGCGCCGCGCCCGCGCCATCCGTTTCGAGGCCGAGTATCTGAACCCCAAGGCCATCGACCTGCAGATCGAGCTGGAGCTGACAGAGCGCGTTATCGCCCGCCCGCGTGCCAACGGCCCGGCCGGTGCGTTGGACCTGATCCACCCCAAGGAACCACCGCCACCGCTGGCGATCCTGCAGGCCGAGCATTGGGAAGTGTTCCTGCGCGACGAGAAGCTGGCCGAATGGGACTACGCCGCCCGATGAAATACCTGTTCACTGCCTGCTTTCTGGTGTGGGAGGGATACCAGCGCATCCGTGGCCGCTGGCGCCGCTGGGTGCGTGCCCGCCAGCGCGGGGAAAGCTGACACATGGCCGATTTCATGGAGCTGGAAGGGTGGCTGCAACCCCTGCTAGACCGCCTCACCGATGGAGAGCGCCGCAAACTGGCGCTCGACATTGCGCGCGAGCTGCGCCGCGAAAACGCCGCCACCATCCGCGCGCAGCACGGCCCGGACGGTGAAGCCTGGGCGCCGCGCAAGAACCCGCTGCGCGACCAGGGCGGGCAGCTGCGCAAGCGCAACGCCCAACGCCTGTTTGCAAAGCTGGCCGGCGCCAAGCACTTGCGCGGCCACGTCGATGGCGGCGATGCGGTGGTGGCCTTCACCGGCCGCACCGAGCGCATAGCGCGGGTGCATCACTTCGGCCTGCGTGACAGCGTGAAGCCGGGCGGCCCGCAATACGACTACCCTGCGCGCCCGCTGCTGGGCATTTCCGACAACTTCACCAAGCGGCTGCAGGACCGTTTGCTTTCACACATCGCGGGCGGTTGAACTGCTGCATGTGTGCATCGCGCACACAGGGCAAACCGCGTGCTTTATCGCGCACGCGCGGGCACCATCAAATGCATGGATCGCCCCATTGATCAGCCCGAATCTCCGTTTGAAATCCTGCGCCGCCTGGAGAACATCGCACGGGTGGGGACCATTGCCGAAGTGCGCACCGGCCGACCCGCGCGCTGCCGCATCCGCTGCGGCAACATCACGACCAACTGGATTCCCTGGGTAACGGGCCGCGCGGCCGGTGAAGCCGGTAGCGTGTGGTGGCCGCCCAAGGTGGGCGAGCAGTGCCTGATGCTCGCGCCGGGCGGCGACCTCATGAACGCCGTGGTGCTGCCCGGTGCCTACAGCGACGCAAACCCCCAGGTCAGCGAAAACCCCGAACTGTTCCGCATGGAGTTCGGCGGTGCTGGCTACATGGAACACGACGCCACGTCCGGCGAATTCACGCTGGCAGCAATCACAAGCATTCTTTTGCGCGTGATGGAGTCGTCTATCCAGATCACGCCCGATGCCATCGTGATGAAAGCCGGGGGCGCGACCGCAACGCTCAACGGCGAAGGCCTCAAGGTCACGCCCGATGTACTGGCGCAAGACATCAGCCTGGTGAACCACCTGCACCCCGGCGTGAAGCGCGGCGGCGAAGAAACGGACCCACCCGTATGAACCGCACCACCGGCCAATCCATCACCGGCCTGGACCACCTGCGCCAGTCCCTGGGCGACATTCTGACGACGCCCATTGGCTCGCGCGTCATGCGGCGCGAGTACGGCTCGCTGGTGCCCGAGCTGATCGACCACCCCGACAACCTGCCCACCCAGGTGCGCGTCTATGCGGCAGTGGCCAGCGCCTTGATGCGTTGGGAGCCACGTTTCCGGCTGTCGCGCATCGAATCCTTGCGCGAGGCCAACCGCCCCGGCGCCGTGCTGTTTCGCCTGCACGGCACCTACGACCAGCGCGGCCGTGTTGGCCCGCTGTCTCTGAACGTATCCGTAACGGGCCGCGCCCCATGAACACCCTCGACCTGTCCGCACTGCCCCGCCCTGCCGTGGTCGAAACCCTCGACTACGAAACCGTGCTTGCCGAGCTGCGCGCCGACCTGCTGCGCCTGTACCCCGATGCAGCCCAGGTGATCGACCTTGAAAGCGAACCCCTCGCCAAGCTGCTACAAGTGGCCGCCTACCGCGAGCTGCTGATCCGCGCCCGCATCAACGATGCCGCCCGCGCCGTCATGCTGGGTTGGGCCGTGGGCACCGACCTGGACAACCTGGCCGCCCGCTATGACCTGGCGCGCCTGCCCGGTGAAGACGACGAACGTCTGCAATCGCGTGTGCTGATGGGCTATCACGCCCTGTCGGCCGCTGGCAGTCCAACAAGCTGGCGCCTGCGCGCGCTGTCCGTATCGGTGGACGTGCGCCAGGTGGACGTTTGGTCCGACCGCCCCGGCCGCGTCAAAGTCTCCCTGCTGGCCCGCGTGGCCGCCCGTGTTGAAGACGTGGACGCCCAGCAGCAGGCCATCGGCCGCGCACTGTTTGGCGAACACCCCGAGGCGGGCGCTAATTCGATGTGCTGGCGGGTGGCAGTGCCAGGCGACGCCATCGTGGGCCAGACCGAAGCCGCGCTGCTGGCCGAAGACGTGCGCCCCCTGACGGTGGATGTAGACGTGACAGCCGCCCGCGTGCTGCCGCTGGCCGTGGCCGCGACCCTGGTGCACCCGCCTGGCCCCGATGGCGCCGTGCTGGCCGCAGCTGCCGCCCAGCGCGTGCGCCAGCTGGGACTGCGCGCAGCGTTCCGCGTGGACGTGACACGCGCCGCCCTGTTGGCCGCCCTCATGGGCGAAGGCATCCGCGACGCGGTGCTGGCCACGCCCGCCGCCGACATTGCAGCTGGTGCCGGTGAAGTGCCCGTCATCACGTCCATCACCGTTACACCACAGGCGCGCCATGACTGACCGCCACCACCTGCTGCCGCCCAACGCCACGCCCCTGGAGCGCGCGGCATCGTCGGCAATGGGACCGTGGACCGTGGGCGACTCTGCGCTTTCGACGTTGCAAGATCCCGCGCGCATCCCCGCGCACCTGCTGCCGCACATGGGCCTGGCCGAAGACGTGCCCGTGTGGCCCCAGGGCGAGGCCGAGCGCCGCGCCGTGATCGCGGCCAGCCCGCGCTTGCATGCCCTCATCGGCACCCCGCGCGGCCTGCGCAAACTGGCCCGCCTGGCCGGTGCCCGCATCGAGCGCCTGGAAATGCCGCCCGCCAAAACCTTCCTGGGCTTCTGGGATGGAGAGAGCCGCGCCAAATGGCTGGCCGCCCACCCAGAAATGCGGATCTACAGCCAGCGTGAGCGCGCGGCCTGCGAGGGCCTGATGCTGGGCCACGGCTACGTGGGCACGGGCGCAGAGCCACCAGCGCGAACCGCCGCCATGGCCCGCAGCGCTGTGCGCGCAGAAATCCGCTACCCCACCGGCCAGGTGTTGCCACTCACAACCCACGGCTGGAGCGCCATGGACCAAGAGCACACCGCCACGGTGGACCTGGCCCGCCGCGCTGTGGCCCGTGGCCAGCACCTGGGCCAGCCGCTGCAGGGCGTGGCCAGCCGCGCCGATGCGTCCAACCGCTACTGGCGTGTGCAGAACGTGAACTACCGCGAGCGCCTGCAGCTGCTCACGCTCAAGCAAATGGCGCCGTCCATGGCGCCCCTGTCCCCCGATGCCGAGCCCGTGGCCGAGCGCGCACCGCGCCCGCATGTGCTGTGCGCGGGCCTGCCCCTCGCGGGCTTCACCGTACGCAGCGACAGCGCCCGGCGCATGTATGCCCGCATCCGGCTGCACGACCCGGCCGTGGCCAACGTGCCCAAGCACGGCCCCTCCTACCTGGGCTTCACCCGCCTTTCCAGCCCGCCATTCATCGCGTTGGCCCATGTGCGCATGCCAGAGCAGCGCCAGCCCTTCGCCATGGCGGGCAGCGCTATGAATACCGCGCTGTCGGCCGGGGGTGCCCGCGAGCGCATGGCCCCGGTGCTCGACGCCATGGACTGGGCGCGGGCCGCACACGACAAGGTGCTGGTGCGCACGCGGCTGCATGCCACCGCGCGCGCCAGCCGTATTTACAAAGCCGGTGCCGTGCTGGCCGGTCAAACCATCAACAGGAGCTAACCCCCATGGAACTAAGCGTCATCTATCGCGACCGCCAAGAGCTGCAGGCCGCCGACCTCAACAACACCCAGGCCTGGGGCGACGAAGCCCGCCGCCACATCGTCAGCGACGCCATCACCAGCGAGCGCCAGTTTGTGGGCCTGACCGTGTCCGGCCGCAGTGCCACCGAGCTGGAAGTGGCCGTGGGCCGCCTGTATGACGGCCCCACGGGCAAGGTGTACGCGCTGGACGTTGCACAGGTGCAATCCGTGTTCGCCATGCTCCCTTTGCAGGATCAAAAGTGGGTGGCCGTCAGCGTGTTTGGCCAGGAAGAAGACACCAGCATTGAGCCGCGCGACTTCCTGATCGACCTGCAGACCCGCGAGGTGGAACCCCAGGCCGTGGCCATGCAGCGCCGCCGCGTTGCCACCGTGCACATTGCCCAGGGCCTGGAGTCCCCCACACCTGAGCGCCCCGAGCCGCCCACCGGGTACACGCTGATCGCGCACGTTCGCCTGTCGCCCACCGGCGTGCAAGAGGTGGTGCTGGCCGAAGGCCGCCGCCTGCCCAACCTGCAGCGCGTGGATGCCCGCTTGCGCACGGCAGAGGGCTGGATTCTTGCGGCCGAGCCGCGCATCGCTCACATCATGAGCGACATCGCGGGCCTGGCTTCGGACCTGTCCACCCGCGCCAGCCTTGAACACGTGGCCCAGCTGGGCGTGGACATGGCCAAGCTAAAGGAGCGGATGGAAATCCCCGACGACTACAAGTTCTACGGCGGGGACCACTTCCTCGACACGGGCGAGAGCGAAACCACCCACGCGGCATACAGCGCCGACGCATTCGAGGGCATCCGGCCGCCCATCGCTGCGCAGCAGACCGGCACCCTGTCGCTGCTCAACCCCATGGACCCCGAGGCCCGCACCAGCGCGGCGGGGCTGATGCTGCCCGCATTCGATGAAGTCACCCGCCTGCGCATGGAAACCCGCGCGGGCGAGCTGGCCATCAATCAATACCAGTACCAGACCCTCAACGCGGTGCAAAAGACCCTGAGCCGCGAGCGCGTGCGCACGGGTGAAACGCTCACCTACTGCACCAACAGCGCATTCTGGAAATCCGGTGTTTACGACCCGGTAACCGGCATCCTGCGCCGGGGGGATGAAGTGTGGACGGTGGACCCGGCCGACCAAGCGCGGGCCAACATCGACCACCAGTTCCTGCGCGTCACGCGCATGTGGGTGGACCGCTGGGAAGAACCCTATTGGGACATGGTGACCACAAACTACGTGGTGCAGGGCTCCGTGCTCGCGCAAACCGTGCTGATGGCGCAAACGGGCTGGCTCACCAGCGTGGAAATCTTTGTGACCAGCGCCGACGCGGCCGGGGGCCTCACCGTGCTGGTGACCGAGGCCGCCCTGGGCCAGCCCGATATGGAAAAGGTGCTTTCCCGCGCCACCCTGGCGCCGGGTTCCGTCACGGCTGGCTGGCTCAAGGTGGCCTTGCCCGACCCGCTGCTGGTGGAAGCGGGCAAGCGCTATGCGGTGGCACTGGTGACCGGCGCGGGCCACCGCGTGGGCTTCACCGAGGGCACGGAATACACCCAGGGCATTCTGATGTACACCCAAGACGGGGCCTACTTCACCCAGGCGGCAGAGCGCGACCTGATGCTGCGCCTGAACTTCGCCCGGTTCGTTTCGCCCCGCGCGGTGGTGCAGATGCAGCCGCTGCAGCTGGCGGGCGGTGTGCAAGAGCTGGACTTGCTCTATGACAGCGCCGTGCCGGCCGGTTGCCGCCTGGTGTGGGAATACCAGACGGGCGGCCTGTGGCGCCCCGTCACGCCCGACACCCCGCCCGCCTTCGGTGGGGCGGCCCTGGTGCCGCTGCGCGCGGTGTTCATCGGCACCCAGGACCTGATGCCCGCAGTTCGCCCTGGCAATGCCCAGGTCACGGTGCGCCGCCGTGGCACGGCCTTTGTGCACGTCAGCACCGACCGCCTGTTGGGCACCCCATCGCAGAACATCCGGGTGCGGCTGCTGCTCGAAGACTTCAGCGCCGCCGCTGGTCATACGGTGGACTGCCGCCTGATCGTGGGCGCCGCCACCGTGCCCGCCACCTCGTTCCGCGATGAAGTTGTGGACGGCCGCAGCCTGTGGCGCGAGTTCCGGTTTGCCCTGGGCGCCAATACCGGCGCGTACCGCATCCGCATCGACGGCGCGGGCGTGACGGGCGCAAACCCCTGGCACGTGGCCGAGCGCTACGACCTGGCGCTGTAAGCGGGGCCGACATGCCAAAACGATTCGAGGCATATCGGATGCGCGACGGCCAAACGCCGTTGTCCGAGGACTTCTTCAATGGCGTCTTTGGTGATATCGATACGCGCATTGCCGATCTGGAAGAACGCCGGGCCGACATGCAGGGCGTGGTCGATGAACTGACCCGGTTTGGCCTGGCCCGCATCGACACGCTGGTGGGGCCGTCCATGGCCGAAGTGAACGCCATGCTTATGCAGCTGCGCCAGCGTCGCGACGAACTGGAAGCAGCCATTGGCAACGTGGGCGACCTGGCCACGCAAACGCAAATGGATTCGGCAATTGGCGATGCCATGGACGCCGAAGCCCAGGCACGAAACGAGGCCATCACCCTGGCCGTGCAGGCCGAAGCCACGGCGCGAGCTGCGGAAGTCACGGCCGAGGCCGCAGCCCGCGCCGCCGCAATCGCGCTGGCCACCGCCAGGCCCAGCGCGTCCACCGTCACCTATGACGGGAACGGCCGGGTGTCGGGCATCACAGAGACATTGCCGCAGGGCGTGCGCTCCACCGTGCTGACCTACACCGCAGCCGGACGGGTCAACACCGTGGCCGAAACGCTGGAAGGTAAGACCCGCACCACCACCTACGCCTATGACGGCGCGGGCCGAGTGAGCGGCTATGCGGTGGTGGAGGTGCCCAATGTCTGACGCACTCATGGCTCCAACCTATGGGGAAGTTTCCGAGCTGCGCCGCCAGTTCCGCCAGCTCTACAGCGGCGGCGTGACGATGGACTATCTGTTTGCGGCCGTGGCCCCCACCGGGGCCCAGCTGGAAGCCTGGCTGGCGACCGATGCCAACCTGGCGGCCTACCAGAGGTTGATTTCCACGGCGGTGGGCGCCAGCGCTGTGTGTTCAAGCGCGGCCGTTGTGGCGGCAGTGGTGGGCAGTGCCACGGCACTGGCCTGCCTGCGCGACAGCGACACCGGCCGCGCCGCCCTGCTCAATTCAAAAACCGCCATGACTGCGGTACTGGCCAATGCAACAGCAGCCGGTGCCTTGCTAGCCAGCAGCGCCGCGCGTGGCGCGCTCTACGACCACGAAACCGCCTGGGGCCTGCTGGTGGCATCTGCAAACGGGCGCAACGCTATCTCCGCGCTGGCAGTAGAGCACACCAACGGAGCAACAGCATTGGTCATGCCGCCAGGCGTAGCAGTCGCCACCCGCGTGGTGTTGGTACAGCAAAAGATTTCCGCTGCTGGCCCGACATCACACGCGGGTGCGGGCGCTGATACCTACTCCACCACGAGCACAGCCTACGTTGACAGGTACGTGCGAGTTGCGGGCGTGGGGCACAGGACAACGTCAGCTGCAGGCGCCTCGCAAATCCGTTACCTGATCGTTTAGCAAAGCGACCGCACCCCATGAAAACCCAACTCATCATCATTGACGGCGCCATCATCGGCACCACCACCCCGGACGATCCCAACGGCTACCACCTGGTGGACGCGCCCGAGGGCTTCGACGGAGACCTGGCGGCCGTGGAATACGACGCCCAGGCAGGCGTGGCGCGGCTGGTGCTGGCGGGTGTGCAGGCCCGCCGCATTGCCGCCATCAAGGCCGAGGCCGCAGCGCACCTGGCCAGCACCGACTGGAAGCTGGAGCGTGCGAGAGAACGCGAGAAAGCGGGCTGGGCGCAGCTGGCGGACGTGGCCACCGTGCTGGCCGAGCGCGAGGCCGTGCGCCGCAGCAGCGACGCGGCCGAAGCGGACGTGCTCGCCCTCACCGATGCGGCGGCCGTGCGGGCCTTCACCTGGGCGCCTGACGCGGTTCAGGTGCCTGCGCCGCGCCTGCTCACGCACGAACAGTTCATTCAGCGGTTCACCCCGGCAGAGTGGGAAGCCATGACGGCAGCGGCCCGCGCCAATGCCGCCATGGATGCCTGGATGCGCCGCTTCACCCTGGCCACGTTCGTGAATCTCGATGACCCGGCCACGGCCGCAGGTGTGCAAGCGCTGGAGCTGGCGGGCATCTTGGCCAACGGCCGCGCCGCCGAAATCCTGACCGCCCCCCTTCAACCCGAGGAAACCGCATGAACGCCGCCACCCTTGCTTTGTCTGTCGCCGCCGCTGTCGCCCTGTGGTGCCTGGTGCCCTCGCTGTGGGTGCTGGTGCTGCCAGGTGTGCCAGCAGCTCACCGCCGCGCCGCTGCGCTGTCGTTCCTGCGCGCATCGGTGCGCGGCCTGGCCATGCTGCCCGTTGACCTGCTGGCGCCCGTGGTGGTGCCGGTCGCCCTGCTGGGCACCAAGCGCGAGGCCAAGACCCTGCCGAGGTGGGCGCGCTGGTGGGACAACGATGTATCCATCAACGGCGACGGCTGGGCCGTGCTGCGTGGCACCGCATGGGTGCGCATCAACCACATGCGCGACCTGCAGTCCGGTGATGGGCGTGTGTATTCCTACGACGACGCCGACTACCCCGGCGACGCCTACTACGCCAAGGGCCACCACCCGACCAGCTTCTATGCCCGTTGGGTGTGGCTGGGCCTGCGCAACCGTGCATCGGCCCTGGCCATCCAGTTGGGCCACCCCGCAGACAACTGCAAGCCCGTGGACGTGTGGGGCGACCCGGCCACCGGGCGCGGACATGCGGGCTGGGTGCTGCGCCACCACAACGGCGCCTATCAGCTGCACGCCACGCGCCAGGCTGGTCCGCTGTGCCTGCGCACCAACTACGGCCACAAGGTGGACTTCACCACCTGGGGCCGCCCCGTGCTGCCGGTGGTGTGCATCGCCATCAGCGCTTTGTCATGGAAGGGGCAGGACGCCCCGACCAGCACCACCTGACCCCACCCCTTTTTTTTGCATCACTCACAGGAGAACCCATGGCTGCACCAGCAAACTATCACCACGGCGTGCGCACCCTCGAAATCAACGAAGGCCAGCGCGCGATTCGCATCATTTCCACGGCCGTACTGGGCCTGATCGTGACGGCCAGCGACGCCGACGCGACCGCGTTCCCCCTCAACACCCCGGTGCTGGTCACCAAGGTGGACGCCGCCATTGCCAAGGCCGGCACGCTGGGCACCCTGCGGGGAGCCCTGACGGCTATCCGCGACCAAGCCCGCCCCATCACCGTGGTGGTGCGCGTGGCCGATGGCGAGGGCGCCGACGCTGCCGCCAAGCTGACCGACCAGAACGGCAAAGTCATCGGCACTGCCGTGGGATCGCAGTACACCGGCATGCAGGCCCTGTTGACCGCAAAGGCCAAGCTGGGCGTGCAACCCCGCATCCTGGGCGCGCCGGACCTGGACACCCAGGCAGTGACCACCGCCCTGGTGGCCGTTGCGCAAAAGCTGCGCGCGTTCGTCTATGCCGAGGGCTACGGTGAAGACGTGTCCGAGGTGATGGACTACCGCCAGAACTTCGAGGGCCGCGAGCTGATGCTGATCTGGCCCCGCGTGAAGGTGGCCACGCCTGGCACCGGCGTTGTGGTGGACGCCTCGCCAGTGGCCTATGCCATGGGCATGCGCGCCAAGATCGACGCCGAGCAGGGCTGGCACAAGACGCTATCCAACGTGCCGATGAATGGCGTGCTGGGCATCAGCAAGGATGTGTTCTGGGACTTGCAGAACCCCGACACCGACGCGGGCCTGCTCAACGGCGCGGGCATCACGACGCTGATCCGCAATCAGGGGTTCCGCTTCTGGGGATCTCGCACCTGCAGCACCGACGAACTGTTCGCTTTCGAGAGCGCCACGCGCACCGCGCAAATCCTGGCCGACACCATGGCCGAGGGCCACTTCTGGGCGGTGGACAAGCCGATGCACCCCAGCCTGGTGAAAGACATTCTGGAAGGCATCAACGCCAAGTTCCGCGAGCTGAAAACCCTGGGCTACGTCCTGGGCGCCAGCGCCTGGTACGACGAAGAAATCAACGAAGCGGCCACCCTCAAGAACGGCAAGCTCACGTTGGACTACGACTACACCCCCGTGCCGCCGCTCGAAGACCTCACCTTCCAGCAACGCATCACCGACCGCTACTTTGCCGACTTCGCCCTGCGCGTGGGCACCGGCGAATAAGGCCTCACCACCCCGACCGATTGACAACAGGAGAACACCATGGGATTGCCCCGCAAGATCAAAAACTTTGCCACCTTTGTGGATGGCGTCAGCTACGCGGGCGAAATGCCCGAAGTGACCCTGCCCAAGCTCGCCCGCAAGATGGACGATTACCGCAGCGGGGGCATGAACGCACCCGTGAAAGCCGACTTCGGCATGGAAGGCATGGAAGCCGAGCTGACCGCAGCGGGCTACATGAGCGACCTGTTCAAGAGCTGGGGCACGCTGCGCCACGATGGCGTGATGCTGCGCTTTTCGGGCGCGCTGCAGGCGGATGACGGCGAAAACGTGGACGCGCTCGAAATCGTGATGCGCGGCAGGTTCTCTGAAATCGACCCCGGTAGCGCCAAGGCGGGCGAAGCCACGGCCATCAAGTACAAGGCCGCGCTGAGCTACTACAAGCTGACCATTAACGGCGAAACGCTGATCGAGATTGACGCCGTGAACATGGTCGAAATGGTCAACGGCGTTGACCGCCTGGCCGAAGTGCGCGCCGCCCTGGGCATCTGACCGCCAGCACCACCGCAGCGGCCCCGAGCGGGCCGCGCCCATTCACCTTCTCCCTGTCTTTTGAGTTCACACCATGACTACTTCCAACACCACCGCCGCAACCCTGGCCACTGCCGTTGCAGAAACTGCTGCCGCATACACCGCGATTGCCGGGGGCATCGCCGCTCCCGCTACCCCCGTGGGCATCGCGTTGGATACGCCCATCCAGCGCACCGGCCAGACCATCACGCACGTTCAGGTGCGCAAGCCCAACGCAGGCGCCCTGCGCGGCCTGTCGCTGGTGGAGGTGCTGCAGATGAACGTGACGGCCTTGCAGGCGTTGCTGCCCCGTGTGACCGAGCCGCCCCTGCTGCGGCAAGAGGTGGACGCCATGGACCCCGCCGACCTGGTGGCGCTAGGTTCGGAGGTGGTCGGTTTTTTGGTGCCGAAGGCGCAGCGGGAGAGCTTCCAAACCGCGTAGAGAACGCCATGGCAGACCTGGCCCTGGTGTTTCACTGGCGGCCCGCCGACATGGACCCCATGAGCTTGGCCGAGCTGATGGACTGGCGGGAACGGGCGCGCGAGCGCTACGAGAGCCAGGAATGACCCCCACCCCCTGCGCCATTGGATGTGCAAGAATGACCCATGCTTTCCGCCCTGCTGAAATACACGCTGCTTACAGCCGTGGTCCTGTCGGGCCTGTGGCTGCTGTTCCTGCCCGTGTACGTCTGGATACTGCACCGCGACGCGATGCTGGCACCCCAGCGTGCGGCCGAACTGGCCGAGATCGACGCGCTGCTGGCAGAAACCGCCCCCACCCGCTGACCCTTCGCGCCCCGCGCGCCCGTGGGGTGCGCCATGGCTGACCAGTTGCGCCTGCGCGTTGTGTTGGACATGGCCGAGCGCGTGCTGGCGCCCATGAAGCGCATCAGCGGAGCCAGCGGCGAAACCGCCCGCGCCCTCAAGGCCGCCCGCGACAGACTCAAGGAACTGAACGACCAACAAGGGGCCGTGGGCAACGTGCAAAAGCACGCGGCCGAGCTGGCCCGGTTGAACAACGCCCTCAAGATGAAACAGGCCCTGCTCGATGGCATGCGGGCCAGCGGCACGGCCACGGCCGCGCAGATCAAGCGCGAGGAAAGCGGGGTGCGCAAACTGGCCGAGGCCCTGGAAGTGCAGAAGTCCGCCGCCGTCAAGGCCCGCGCCGCACTCAACGCCATGGGCGTTACCGGCAACCTGAGCGCGGCGCAGGCCCGCCTCAAAACCGATATTGATGGCGCCACGGCCGCCATGGGAAAGCAGCGTGTGGAGCTGCAGCGCCTGGCCGCCCAGCAGCGGCACCTGCAAGAGCTGCGCGACAAGCACGCCAAGGCCATGCTGCACACCGGCATGGCGGCCGGTGCGGGCGTGGCCATGCAAGCAGCTGGGCGCCGGGGGGTACAGATTGGCATGGGGCCGGTAGCCAACTACTCCAAGCACGAAGACGCCATGCTGGGCATTGCCCGCCAGGTGCCCGGCGCCCGCAATGAAATGGGCCAGCTGACCGAGGTGTACCGCCAGGCGGAGCGCGACGTGCGCGCGTTGAGCGGGCAGATTCCGCTGACCACCACCGAAATCACCAACATGATGACGGCATCGGCCCGCATGGAGGTGCCCACCGACAAGCTCAAGGAATTCACCCTGATGGCTTCGGAGATGGCCACCGCCTTTGACGCGGTGCCCGATGAAATCACCGAGCGCATGGGCAAGGTGGCGAAGACGTTCAACATTCCGTTGACCGAGATTCGGGGCCTGGCCGATTCCATCAACTTCCTTGACGACAACGCCATCAGCAAGGGCGCAGACATCATCGACTTTATGACCCGCGTGTCTGGTGTGGCCGCACTGGCCAAGATGGACCCACGGGACTATGCGGCGCTGGGCTCCACCCTGCTGACGCTGGGCGAGCGCACCGAAACGGCGGGCACGGCTACAAACTCCATCGTCCAGACTCTGGCCGCCGCAACCAAGGGGACCAAGGGTTTCCGCAGCGCCATGGCCGAGCTGGGCCTATCCACCGACGAGGTGGAAAAGGGCATGACGAAAGACGCGATGGGCACTATCAAGATGGTGCTGGAAGCTATCAACGCGCTGCCCGAAGAAAAGCGCCTGGGTGTCATGGTGGAGCTGGTGGGCAAGGAGCACTCCGACACCCTGGCCAAGCTGGCGGCCAACCCAAAGGAACTGGCACGCCAGCGCGCGCTGGCCAACGGGTCGCAGGCCCAGGGCTCCATGGCCCGTGAGGCCGCCGCGCGCAATGCCGCGCTGTCTGCACAGTGGCAGATGACGAAGAACCGGGCGTTCAACCTGAGCGCTACCGTGGGCGAGGCGCTGGCGCCTGCTCTGCTCAAGCTGCTCAAGGTGGTAAATCCGCTGATCGAGCGCTTCATGCGCTTTGTGCAAAACCACTCCACCCTGGTGGGCTGGGTGCTGGGCGCAGTCGTGGCTTTCTCTGCACTCACTGCCGGGCTGGGGTTCCTGCTGGTGCCGCTGGCGCTGATCGCGGGCAAGGTGATGCTGTTGCGCTTTGTCTTTGCGCGCCTCGGGCTGGTGACCGCCGGGCCGCTGGCAAGCGGGCTGCGCATCGCTGGCCAGGCTGCCATGGTGTTCGTGCGCGGCGGCCTGCTGGCCATGCTGGCGGCTGGTGGCCCAGTGATCGCCGTGGTGGCTGCAATCGCCGCTGCGGCCCTGCTGATCTACAAGTATTGGGGTCCTATCAAGGCCTTCTTGGGCGGGGTGTGGGACGGCCTGGCCATTGGGCTGGAACCAGTGCTTTCGCAGATGGCGCCCCTGCTGGAGTTCGGCAGCACGTTGGTGGGCTGGCTGGGCCAGGCATGGCAGTGGTTCACCGCACTGATCGGCCCCATCCAGTCCACTCAGCAAGAGCTTGCCGGGTTTGCCAGTGCTGGCCAGCTGGTGGGCGAAGTGCTGGGCGGCATCGTGGCCAAGATCATCCAAGTGGCCCAGCATTTGCCCATGATCGGTTTACTGGCTCGCATGTTCTCTGGGCCGCAACAAGGCGCCCAGGGCGGTGCAGCAGGCTTGGGTTTGGCGGCCGGGCTACCCGCCATGCCAGCGGTTGCTGGACCGGGTGCTCTGCGGTTTGCAGAGGATCTGCCACCGCTGAAACTGCCGCAACGGGGCGGGGGCGCAAGTTCCACCACCAACAACATCACCGTAAATCCGGCGCCGGGCATGGATGAAAAAGCCGTGGCCCGCGCAGTGACGTTTGAACTGGACCGCCGCGAGCGCGCCAAAAGCTCGCGCGTGTTTTCGCAATACAGCGACATTGATTGACAGGAGAACCCCGCATGCTGTTTTCTTTGGGGCAGTTCACCTTCGGGCTGCAGACCCTGCCCACCGACCAGCTGCGCAGGCAAACGGCCTGGCGCCACCCCAGCAACTCGCGCGTGGGGGCCAGGCCCGCCCGGCAATTTGTGGGCCTGGGCGAAGACACCATCAACCTGTCGGGAGTGCTGGCGCCCGAGTTCGCGGGGTCCATGCGTTCGCTGGATGCACTGCGCAAGATGGCCGACAGCGGCAAGGCGTGGGCGCTGGTGTCGGGCGCTGGCGAAGTGTTCGGCGCCTGGACCATCGAGAGCCTGACCGAAACCCGCACAGTGTTGATCGACAACGGCGCAGCCCGCCGCATCGAGTTCGACCTGCAGCTGGCGGCCGTGGACGATGAGCGGGCCGAGCCATCGGGCGGTGTGGACCCATGGCCGGGTGATGACTATTGGGAGTGGTGGCTCTGATGGCCTACTACGAATATCTGGGCTACCTTCGTAACGCCGACCAGTTGCACCGCGCGCCCACGTTCTCGCTGGTGGTGGACGGCCGGGATATTTCAAAGAAGGTAGAGGCGCGGCTGGTGTCGCTCAACCTCACGGAAAGCCGTGGCGATGAAGCCGACCAGCTCGACCTGGTGATTGACGACAGCGACGGCCGCATGGGCATACCTGCCAAAGGCGCCAAGCTGGCGCTGATGCTGGGGTGGGAAGGTAGCCCCATGCAGGACAAAGGCGAGTTCGAGGTGGACGAAGTGGAGCACACCGGGGCGCCCGACACCATCAGCATCCGCGCCCGCTCTGCCGAGATGCGGCGCGAACTGCGCACACGGGCCGAGCGCAGCTACCACGGCAAGACCCTGGGCGATATCGTGGGAGACATTGCCACGCGCAACAAGCTGCAGCCCCGCATCGAGGACACCCTGGCCAGCACGCGCGTGGAACACATCGACCAGACGCACGAGAGTGACCTGCACTTCCTCACGCGCCTTGCCAAGAAACACGACGCGGTGGCCACCGTCAAAAAAGGGCGCTTGATCTTCAAGCCCATTGGCAGCACCAAGGCCGCCAACGGCGACGACTTGGAGCGCATCACAATCACCCGCGCAGATGGAGACCAGCACCGCTACCACAGCGCCGACCGCAACGCCTACAGCGGCGTGCGTGCGCAATGGCACGATCCGAACACAGCGCAAAAACGCAGCGTGCTGGTGGGCACCGAAGACAACGAAAAGCGCTTGAAAGACACATACGGCAGTGAAGCCGACGCCATGGCCGCAGCGCGGGCCGAGCGCGGGCGTATCGAGCGCGGCAAAGCCACCATGGAGCTAACCCTGGCCATCGGGCGCCCCGACCTGATGCCACAAACGCCGGTGGACCTGAGAGGGTACAAAGAAGTCATCGACGACACGCCATGGCTGGCCGTGAAGCTGACAAACGCCCTTGGCGATAGCGGGTTGACCACTCGCATGGAGCTTGAAACTCGCGCAACGTGAACGCGAGCCACTGGGCAGAATGCAGTTTTGCAGCTGAACTATTCCAATGCCCACATACCAAGGCGCCGACGTGACATTTAAGCTGGCAATTCCCCTGCGCACACACGTGCTTTATGCAGGTGGGAGCACGCACACGCTAAACCCGCAATGCACGATGTACATGCTGGACCGAAACGTTATCTCGGACATTGTTGGCACGGATGCAAAAACCGAAAATCAACGCCTATGGTTATCCTTTTTGGATCAGCCTGGCATCCACGTTACCTCCGTCTTTGCCGATATTGAAGGCGACCATCGTAGGCGGCCCACCTTCAAGGAGTATGTCGAACTCCTCGGGGACTCCCAGGCGAAACTTCGGGGGTTCTTCAAGCACGCGACGGTTGCAACCTTTGGCCCGGAAAATGCGGGGCGCGTCCATAGAGAGCTGGAAGCGGCAAGCGCTTCGATGCTTGACGAGATGAACTTCTACCTTGAGGCTAGCGATGTGGTGAGAACCACCGTGAAGACCGGGCACGAACGAGCATCAGAAGATGCATTGCTAACGATTGCCGAGAGGCACAAAGTAGGTGTGCGTTCGTTCGTATTCGTCGCGTTCCTTGCCGCCCTCTACCGGAAAGAACGGAGTTCAGCCTACAACCTGCTGATCAAGAAGAAAAAGGGCGATATGACACCAGAAGACATGGCCTACAACGCCGTAGCCGACTGCCACCACCTTCAGATGCTTGCAACATCTCTCAAACATTTTCCGAACGTGGGACTGATAACCGGAGACGCTGCGATGGCAGGGTTTTGGAGGGGCTTTCAGGTAAGCGGAGAAGGGGACTCCTTTGCGGTAAAGGTATGGCCTGATTCGTTGCGTAGGCTCAATGCTGACCGCGCCAAAACCGTGCTCGCTCGGGTGGGCGTGCCCATTGCAGTTGCCGCCGTGAAATAGTGCAACAGTTGCACTATACTTAGCGCCATGCACCCGCAACGGTTGCAGCCGACGCCCGCCGGATGCGGGTTCTCTGAGGAGATTCAAATGCAGACCAATTTCAAAGAACTGATGGCCGTGAAGTTTGCCGACGCCATGGGCCGCCTCAAGGCGCTGGGCCTGAAAGGTGAAATCACGGTGCAGCCTGGCGTGGTGATGATTGCAACCACTTGCAAATGGAGCGCTTCGCACTTTCGCAAAGGCATCAAGACCGCCTGCGCTCGCACCGGGGGAACCTGGGTGGAGAACCGCCCCAGCAAGGAGGCCCGTGTGTTCACGGTGGTGATTTGAGCGGCAAAAACAAGCATTGGCACCGGGAGTGGTCCCGGTTGCCTACCGGCAACCTGCAACACAGCAGCGGGGCCGAGTTCACCACTTCGGGCGGGGTGCGCCACATCGCCGCCACCTATGGCAAGTTCGCTGCTACGGAGGCTGCGCGCGGGGTGCCCGCACATGACCTGGCGGCCAGGCTGTCGCGGCTGGAGCGTGAGGGTGCACAGTGGGTTGAACGCAATCCATGAGAAAGTACGGTGCAACTATTGCACTAGTGCAACAGTTGCACTATGATTGGAGCATGCCAACACTAGCCCGCCTCGCGTCCTCTACCGTCACGATGTACGCAGCAGACCACCTGCCGCCACACTTTCATGTGCGCCTGAATGACGGCCGCGAAGCCCTGGTGGAAATCGCAACGCTGGAGCCGCTGACCACGCGGATTTCAAAGCGCGAACTATCCGACGCCCTGGCATGGGCTGCGGTAAACCAAGGCCTGTTGATGGCCAAATGGAAGGAACTGAACCCATGAGCAAGCAATTCACCCTGACGGCCGTAAAGGCCCTGGCCGATGGCGTGCTGGCGCTGACCTTTGCCGATGGCGAGCAGCTGCAGGTGGACGTGAAACCCATCATCAAGCGCCACCCTACCCTGCGCGAGCTGGCCGCGCCCGCCGTGTTCAAACGCGCTAAGCTGGGCGAATGGGGCGGCAGTGTGACGTGGGGCACCGATGCCCTGGAGCTGGCCGCCGACAACCTGCGCGCCCGCGCCGTTGAGCAGGCGGGTGGCTATTCGCATGAGGTCATATTGAACTGGATGGCCCGCCACGGCATGACGCTGGACACAGCCGCCGACGCGCTGGGCCTCTCGCGCCGGATGCTCGCCTACTACCGCAGCGGGGAAAAGCCCGTGCCGCGCACGGTGGCGCTTGCGTGCCTTGGCTGGGAGGCTGAGCAGCGTTTGGCCGCATAGATTCGGGCGGCCCTTACACGCTGCGCTGTGCCCTCCAAAACGCCCCACCAAGCCGAATGCTTGTGCCCCAGAACGAAACAACTGCTTACAGCAAAGCGATCAAAACGGGCGCAATCTACTGATTGTTTGATGACCCTTGAACGGGGTCAACTCGCTGTTCTACACAGCGACTTGCAACCTAGATCAGCTATGTGCATCAACATCACCCTTGCTGAGACGGTACCCGATGAGGCCTATGCGCACATCGTGGCTCTCACGCATCTATTACAGCAAACCGATGTCAACTTTAGGGGCCTCCCTATAGTGGTGGCGTGGGGCGATGTTACGGACGTCGCTCTCGTTGTCACCGACTCAGAGGACGAAATGCGAGAGAAACTCTTACGGCTTTTGGTGGAAGACGTATTGAAGATGCATTGAAAAGTGGAGCGCCTCGTCGCCGGTTTGAACTGGAAAGCAGAGCAGCAGCAAGCCCACAATTGCAGTTCAATCTGCGGTGTACATGACCATCATTTCGCGCGGGCTTTGGGCTCCGGGTGCGAAGAGCTGCAGCGTGATCAGGTGGCCCGTTGTCGATGGTTTCGTTGTGTAGGTCGCGGTCATCTTTATGCCGTGATACACGCTCGCATAAGTCACTGCGGTACCGGGTTCGGGCTGTTCCTGGCGGATGAGCTGGTGGGCTGCAGAAAATTCTGCCCAAGTAGCGCTGTTGCGCACCATTGAGAACGAACGCTTAATTTCTTCAATCAATTGCGCGCTGTATGAATCCATCGTGCCTTCTTACCCCCTTAATGCCAGCGCACTATGTACGCACCTATGTTGGTAGCCCGTAGAAGATTTTGCACATTTTTCCTATTCGGTCCATGCGAAGCATTGCACTCGCCGAATAGGTACCGCCTCCGTTGTGGCAATAGGCGTGCACCAGCTGAACTATCCCCGCACCCATGTTGGCAGGCCGTCAGACAACACGCACACTTTTTCTATCCGGCCCATGCGCAGCACGGCGCCTGCTGAATACGTGCCGCCCTGGTAATGGCACGCAGATGGCAGTTCGGGCGCTGCAGAGCTTCGCGTGGTGTCAGCGTCGAGCACTGCCGCCATACAGACCGATGCCAACACCGCGCTGACGGAGCCCAAAAAAAAGCCACGGCGATGGGGCCGTGGCTTACGTTTGATACGTATCTGTCGATGTGGGTCACTGCGTTGCCTGCAACCACCTGGCCAGCATCGTGGCCTATCACTACCTTCCCTTGTCCCTGCACGTTGTTCCTTGTTGTTGATGTACAGGAACAAATTTTTACATGCTGCACTCGCAGTGCGGCGTGAGAAGCCCCGTCGCTGTTGAGGTCCCGCAATTTCACCCAGGCCGGGCGGCGTTCGGTCAGGGCTTTGCAGGTGCAGCCGGCGCGGGCGCAGCATTGCCGCGCTCATAGCCCTGGGGAATGGTGATGATGATCGGCGCCGGTGTGGCAGCTTGGGCGGGTGCGCTGGGCTTGCCCGCGTTCCAGATAGCGCCCATCACCCCGATGACGCCAACCACGCCAATGGTGGCAATCCCAACCAAAGCGCCGTGGGTCCATCGGTGGTTGTCGGCGATGGCCTTGTGCATGTCCGCCTGGCTCTTTGCAATGTCCGCGCGCAACTCGGCCATATCGGCCCTTGTGGGGAGTTCCGCAATGGCAGATCGAATCCCCGCTACAGCTTCTTCGAGTTTGGCAACGCGTTCCATATCCCCATTATCTGGGGGCTGACCACCGGTTCGCAACTGCTTGCTGAACAGGTCAACTCCGTCGAAAACGTTGCTCATTCGGTGAAGTCCTCATCTACTTGGCGGGTGAGCATTGCCACTGTCACGCGCGTAGTTGCGGCATCAATGGACTGGGGGCCATTGCGCTCTTCTACGTGTATTGCATAGCTTCGCAGCGAGTCAGCGACTCGCTTCGCCCCTTCAGGCGATAGTTTCTGAAGCTCATCGAGCATGAAGGCCTGAGCCAGCGACAGGGTGGCAAGGGCGCTGGACAGCGTGCGTAGCGTCACGTCGTCAGTATTTGTGGCCATGACGATCAGTTCCTCTTTTGCTTACCGCCAACGGTGAATGTCATCGGCCCGGAAACGACCTGATCACCATTAACCTGCTGGCCCACGTCGCCGCCGATGGTGACGGTATTGCCGCCCGAGGCAGGCCCCTGCCCCACTTCCTGCAGGTAACCGCGCAAGACTGGGCTCCCGCTACGCCAGCGCGTCAGCAGGGTGGACTCCGCTTCGGATAGTTCGCCATCGGACCCGCCCCGACTCTGGCCTGTGACGATGTAGCCAACGTCTACACCGTGGGCCGCAACAACTGCCAAGAACTCGGCACTTACAGCTGCAATACCGCGCTCCCAGTCCTGATAGGTGCGCGGTTTCACATCGCCAAGAGCGGCCATTTCAGGCTGGTTCAACTTCAAGCGCTCACGTTCCAGCCGAAGCCTTGTGCCCATTGATGCACGGATTTCTGTATTCATTTGTTGACATGCACAGATTTCCGTGCAAAATACGTCTTACGTTGTAACCAATTCACTCCAGATAGTACATGCACACCACGCCACGACTGTTCCTCGAAGTCGTTCCAGCGAACCGCACGAACGGTGCTGGCCCTGTGACCGCCCTGGGCGTGGTGTGCGGGTACCACCGCACGCCCGAGCCGGGGGATACGAACCAGCGAACCAAGGTGGTTACCCACAGCCGGGTAATTCATCTGGCTGATCTCGAAACTCTTTGTCGTACACCTGCTGGCGAACAAGGTACTGGCCCAGGTGGTTGTGCAGTTCCCACGCAATGGCATGCGGAACGATCACCAGCGGCAACTCCCGCAGGTTGCCCCCTTCCGGGTCTTGCACCGTCAGCACCATGTGGAACGACGAGTCCTGCACGAAAGACAGCGTCGTGATCGGCTTGGCCACTTCCATGGGTTTGTTTTCTGGCGGGCCCATCAATTCAGGTTGCATCGGAATCCCTCTTTAACCAACTTGGCTTTTTTACTATGAACACATCGCTTTCAACTGCCTCCGCCGCGCCAAAGATCGACGTACAGCCAATGTCCTTAGACTCTGCGCATTGGGGCCATGTAGCCTTTCACGTCCAGTTCAAAGGCGGCAATGCGCCAGGCCATGAAAACGGGGCGCTGCCCGCCATTTGCGCAGCGCTGGCCAGTGCCTTGCGGAGCCAGTTGCAGGTGCTGGTGCCAGGTGCCCAGCTGGGCTTGCGCATGGTGGACTATGGCTGGCATGAGGGCCTGTTCCACGCCGAGGTGCAGCGCCGTATCACGTTGATGGATCGGGTAACGGACCAAGGTGGCGAGTCTCCGACCCTTGCATCCCCTGCTCAATGCCCGCCGCAGTCTCCAGCAGCATGCGGTACGTCTTGATGATCTCTTTTTGGTACCGGGTAACCGCCGCCCTGCCCAGTGTGTGGTCGGGGGCCAGGTGCCGCGAGGTCACATCCACCGCAGCGCGAAAAATCTCCCAGTTCACTTGTTCCATGGGTTCTTCCTTTGTGGTTTAACTATGTTCACATCCTTGACCACCCCGCCCGCTGCCCGCCAGCCCGCCCCAGGCCCCGCCCTGGCGGCCGAACGCCTGGTGCATGACAAGCCCATAGCGCTGCGCCTGACACAAGCCGAGCGCGACGAAGCGTTCCAGCTGGCTGGCGAGGAAAGCCGCAGCGCCAGTAGCTTTGCGCTGCATGCCTACCGCCTGGGGGTGGCAGAGCACAAACGCCGCCGCGCTGCCCTTGCCGCCAACGCCTGAAAGCCGCCGCGCTGTGCCAAGCCACCCCGTCATCATCCTGAGAGCGCGCCGACTGGGCCTGACCTTTGCCCGCAAGGGCGTCGCCCCAATGGCGAAGAACCTGCAGCAAAGCCAGCTGCCCGCCCAACGTGGCGCCAATCTCTTTGATGCCATTGTGCTGACCTTCGCGCAAGCGAGCGCAGAGCCAAAGGCCGTTTGTGCGCACTACGTCACGCCCACTGCAGCTATCGAGGACAGCAACCCATGCGAATGATGTGCCCGCACTGCAAACAGAACGCCTACACGCGGCATTCTGGCCAGCTGACCAACACCAGCCGCGAGACGATCTTCTACTGCCGCAACTACGAATGCGGCCACGTGTTCAGCGCCGTGACTGAAATCAACCGCACGATTTCCCCCAGCGCAACGCCAGACCCCACGGTGGTGCTGCCCATGTCATCCCACATCAAGCGTGCCTTGCTGCAGCAGCAGCTGCAGTCGATGCCATCGGCGGACTATCAGCCGCGCCATGGTGGCTTTGTGACCGGCGACCTTTTCGCAGCGATGCCCGCCGCCGGGTAGCGCCCTCCCCCTCCCTTTTCCAAACGTCTGACGGTGCCCCTTTGGGGGCCTCGCGGGGATTCGTTCGCCTTGTGTTTTTTGGAGTTGCCATGCGTTTGATTGCCTTTCGCGTAACCCTGCTGGCATTCGCCGTGGCTGTGCCGGGCGTGGCCATGGGTGCTGCCCCTTTGCTTTGGCTGGCCATTGCTTTGATGGTGGTAGGCCTGGCGGCCATCGTGGCCGCGCTGGCGGGGGTTGCCCCATGAGCTGCTACCGCGTGACGCACATAGACGTGCACCACCGCCGCCGCCGCATGCGTGTGCAGGCGTTGAACCGCGCCGGGGCTGTGGCCTGGGTTGAGCGGCTGTACGGCGATGCCTGGTACATCGCGGCGGTGCGCGAGGTTGGGGGCCGCTGAGCATGTCTGAGGCTATGCGCCCCGAGCCGCTGCATTCACCCATTGCACAGGTGCACTACGCACGCCTGTTCGGGGTGGGCAATGGATCCCTGCGTGATGAGTTTGTGAAAGTGGCCAGCCAGAAGCGGTGGTCAGACGCGGAGTCCCGCGAGTGGGCGCGCCTGGCTGAAACGCACCGCATGGCGTTGATGTTGCTGGCCGGTGTGGACGGTGACTTGGGCGCGCTGGCGCAGCGCCACTGGCGCGAGCTGCCAGAGCCCGAGCGCGTGGCCTTGAAAGCCGAGGCCCGGTTTGCGCGGCGCGAATTCAGCCGCCTGCATGCACTGACGGGGCGGTGGTGATGGCCAAGCGCAATCAGTACCAAGACTGGCACACCGTTGAGCGGTGGCAGGCCAACACGCTGGCCGCCAAACTCACGGCCACCCTGCCCACGCAATGGGCCGATGGTGTAGCCGAGCTGCGCCGCTCGCCACCTGACACCCCTGTATGGCAGCGCAACAGTGCCTGGCTGGAGCGCCTGCAGGCCTTCAAGGCCGAGCACGGCGATGCACTGCGCTTGAGCATGAGCGATTCGGACATTTGCGAATGGGCGGATGCAGTGGCCGGTGGGGTTGCGCGCCTGATGGACCTTTGGCCCGAGCCGCTGACCGAGGCCGAGCAGGTGGTGCTGGTGCGCACGTCTTGCAAGCTGATGGACGTGGACCCGCCAGAGGCTGACACCACCAAGGGCTTGATTGGCAAGGGGCAGGACGCGGCCTTCTGGCGCAAGCGCCTGCGCCAGCGGGTAGCGCGTGTGCGCGAGCTGGGCTCCATCAAGCTGGGTGTGGTGAACCACCAGAAGGGTGGCTACTGCAGCAACGCGGCGGTGGAGAACCGCCAGCAGCAGCTGGCCCGCGCTGCGGCCATGATGGAAAACACCTTGGTGCGCAATGAGGCTGGGCAGGTGTACCGCCTGGGCGAGCTGGCCAAGCTTGGCGTGTCTGACCGCGACGTGCGGCGGGGCGAGCTGATGGTGCGCATTCGCGGCTGCGAGGAATACGCCGACGCGGCGGGCCATGTGGGCCTGTTCTTTACGCAGACGTTGCCAAGCCGGTTCCACGCCATGCTGGCGCCCCCAAAGGGTACGCGCCTGCCATCGCGCAAGAACCCTAAATATGACGGATCAAGCCCGCGTGAGGGGCAGGCCTGGTTGTGCAAGCGGTGGGCCGATGCCCGCGCAGCGCTGGACAAGGCGGGCGTTCGGTTCTACGGCTTTCGCGTGGCCGAACCGCACCACGATGGATGCCCACACTGGCATTCGCTTTTCTGGTTCCAATCTCGCGAAGAAGCGCGGCTGGCGTCGGTCATCATCCGCCAGCACTGGCTCAAGCCCGAGGACGACGAGTTCCCCGAGGTGAAGTGCAAGAAGACCCGCGCGCACCTGCAGACGCGCCAGCCAGGCGCCCGCAAGAACCGGGTGAACGTGAAGTGGCTGGATGCTGGCGGCGCAGCTGCCTACATCGCCAAATACGTGGCCAAGAACGTGGGCGGGTCGTACCAGATCAACCATCTGGACGGCCAGGGCGAGGGCCACGCGCAGGGCCAGCTGTTCGATGTGGATGCGGGCGATGTGCCCGGCTATGTGCGGGTGGATGCCTGGGCCGCGACCTGGGGCATTCGCCAATTCCAGCCAATCGGCCAGCCCAGCGTGGTGGCCTGGCGTGAAATGCGCCGGGTTACACACGATCAGGTGGAACAAGCCCGCATCGAGGGCGACACCATCGCCTGGCGCATCTATGGGGCCGTGCACAAGGTGGGCTCCATCAAGGCCGATTGGCGCCGGTTCATGGAGCTGATGGGTGGCCCATGCCGCAAGCGCGGCGAGTGGGCCATGACAGTGGCGCACCGCGAAACCCAGACCACGAACCGCTACGGCGAGGACGTGGAAAAGAAGGTGACCGTGGGCCTGGCGCTGCAGTCGGGCCGGTGGCTGATCTCGCGCCGCCAGTCGTGGAACCGGGTAGCCGATGGCCGCCAGGACCCCGAGTCCCGCGCCGCGAAGTCGGCGCCTTGGACTTGTTTCAATAACTGTAGAGCACGCCTGACCGGCGAGCTGCGCCGGGCCTTTTTAGGCCGAGGGCGCCACGAAATCGAAGACTGGACAACGCCAGCCGAACCGCAGCAGCCACCCCACCGGCCAGCTGCCCACCCTTCCCCCGAGTTTTTTCAACCCTGAACCACTGCAGGAGGTATGACCGTGCCCGCAAAACTGACCATGCCCACGCTGGGCGGCCTCGCAAATCCGAAGTTCCGCTACGTCGATAGGGACCACACCAACATCGCGGACACGTTCAAGCGCGCCCGCCGCGCCCTGGCCAGGGCGCAGCAGGAAGCCCAGTCCGCCCAGCAAACGCTGGAACTTGAGCCCGAGGGCGCCACCGTGGTGACGCTGCCCCAGCGCGCCGGCCGCCGCAGTGCATGACGCCCAAGGAACAAGCGCAATGGACTCCCGCGATTTGCCTGCATTGCAGCCATGGGCGCCCATCTGCCCAGCAGCTGCTGTGCCACTGCCCGGCGCTGGTGGCCACCCACGGCGTGCAGCCGGTCGGGGTGATGCGCAACCGGGCCGACGCCTGCGCCCAAGCGCAGCACCGGTCTATTCCGCGCCACCCGGTGCAGTGACGGACACCCGCGAGGCCCAGGCCATGAACCTGCAAGCCCTGGCCCTGCTGGTGCCCCCTCTGCGTGGTTGCGCTCTGTGCAGCCACGGTGTGGACCGCAACGGAGTGCGCCACTGCAACGCGCCGGCCGTGCGCGAGGTCTTCGGCACACAGCCGGTGGCCACGGCGCGCAGCTGCGTGGAAGCGTGCGGCCCTGCTGCCGCGCACATGCACATTGACACCTGGGGCGCCGCATGACGCTGCCACCCGTCGAAGCCATGCGCGCCGCTTGGCAGGCCCTGGCCCACCTGCCGGCTTGCCGCGAATGGCCCGCCGACTACGGCGCCGTGATGGCCGACCCGGTGCGCATGCGTCTGGTGCGGCTGCAGGCCACTTTCATGACACGCATCGCCACAGAGAAGGCAGCGGCCCGCTCACCGCCCGCACGGCCGATTTCCCTGCGCCCGCCCTGCTTTGACCGCAAGCGCGCAGCAGCTGGCGACATCGACGACTGATTCACATGAACCCGAGGAAACCCATGAAACAACCACTGATAGTCGCCCTGACAGGCAAGCCGGCCACCGGCAAAAAAACCATCGCGTCGATGCTGGCCCCCGGCCAAGGCTTCGCGGCCGTGTCGTTCACGGAGGCCGTGCAGCGCGACGTGGCCCAGGCCTGGCGCCTGGACGTGCGTCTGCTGTCGGAACCTCGACTGCGCAACACCCCGCTGAATGCTTTGGCGGCCGGCGTGTGCAGCGACCCCGCTTTCATGCTCTGGCTTACTGATGGCGGCGAGACGCTGCCGCCGCCGCGCACCCCGGCATGGGCAATGCAGCGCTGGGGGGAGTTCCGTTGCCGGTTCATCCCCGATTTCTACTGCCGGCAGGTTGAGCGCCAGATCGGGCGGTTGGTGGGCTGCGGCTGGTCCCGCATCGTTGTGCCTGACCTGGCCACCACGGCGCAAGAAACCATGCTGCGCCGGCTGGGAGCGAAGGTGGTGCGCGTCCATCGCATCGACCTGGCCGCCGCGCCAGCGCAGCCCGCAGACGGCGCTCCAGGGCTCACGATCAAGTCGCATGCGGACATTGAGAACACTGGCTCGCTGGAAGGGCTGGCTGCTGCCGTCGTGGAATGCATCGACTTTCTTGAAGTGCTGGTGCTGGCGCCCTACCAGCGACTGGTGGCGGAGGCTGAGTGATGCAAGCCATTCAAAAAGTTGTACCGCTGTTGCGACTGCCAAGCGTGCTGGAGGCTACAGGGGTGGGTCGAACCACCTTGTATGAACGCATCAAGGATGGTTTGTTTACGCCCCCCATCAAGTTGGGGGCCCGAGCCTCGGCTTGGCCGGCCAATGAGGTTCAGGCGTGTAACGATGCAATCATCAAGGGGAGCGATACCGAAGAAATCAAGGTGCTCGTGGCCCGCCTTGTGCAGAGCCGAAGTTTCTTGCAGTAAGCAACTCCGTCGACGCGTTCCACTTGCCGCATGATCGCTGTCACCATGTCCTCTACCGCGAGGCGCGTACATTTTCAGACGACGAATGCGCAATGGATCCGGGGCTTCGAAAACGACGTCATCCGTACTCGCCACGCAACGAAGTTTGTCAACAATCGTCACACCCCGTCGCAGGGAAAGGTTCGGGTCAGAGATATGGACAAAAATGTGGCTCGAAAGGTGGCCCTGGCGCAGGTCGATTGCGTCCGGCGTTGGCGACTGGCCACCTTCTGTTGGCGTTGATCCCTTCCTTTTTTCTATCGCTTATGCCACTTCTCAAACACTCTTTTCGCGCGACCATCCTGCCTGCAGTACTGCTGGGTGCAGCCGCTCTGGGAGCGAGCACCACCGTCAGCGCGCAATCGCTTGGCATGTACCTCTCCCCCCCTGGGGAGCAGAACACGACCCGGGCCGGAGCCATTGTCGAAGACTTCTCCGGCGCCACGGGCGCGATCGGCGCGGCAGGCAGTTTTTCCGTAGGGGCGTGGTCGGGCGCTACCGGCGGCGTCACCCGAGCTGCAGCTGGCAACTTTGGCGGCGCAGGCGGAACAGGGACCTATCTTTCCGTGGCGAACGGCAATCAGGTCTCCATCACTTTGACGGGGGACCGGAAGTACGTAGGCTTTTGGTGGTCCGCAGGTAACACGGGCAACACCATCGAGTTTTATGACGACACCAACACGTTGCTGGCGAGCTTCACAACCAACTCGCTGACGACGCTTCTCGGCGGCGGGGGCAGTGTCACCGCCATCAACGGCAGCCAGTATGCGAAGGCTGCGTACTTTGGCAACCCCAATCCTCCGGCAGGCCGCAACACTGGCGAGCCCTACGGCTACATCAACCTACTGCTGGAAGGGACCAGTACCAGCTTCAGGCGGGTCGTCATCCGGCACGCGGGCGGGGGCGGCTTCGAGCTGGACAACCTGGCCGTGACCGACTCGGCGACAGTGCCAAGCACCTGGGTTAACTATGGGACCACACCTGTCACGTTGCCGCCGGGAGCCATCGGTTCGACGGACGACGTAGCGAACACGCCACGCAATACCCCGGTCTCAGGCAATGTGGCAACCAACGACACCACGGTCCCTGGCGCAACCTTCACAGTCACCGCGCAACCTCCCAACGGCGCCGTCACGCTCGATCCGACTACCGGCGCCTACACCTACACGCCCAATGTCGGTTTTGTCGGTGAAGATACCTTCACCTACCAGCAATGCAAACCGGCACCGGACCAGGCCGTGTGCGTCTCTGCCTCCGTCAAGGTGACAGTGGCGCCCGACGCTGTGAACGATACCGGGGCCACTGCAATGAACACGCCGCTCAATGCCTCAGTGGCGACGAACGACTTCATCCTGCCAGGCTCCACGTTCTCGACGATCACTCCGCCCGTCAACGGTGGCGTCGTCCTCAATCCAGCGACAGGCACTTACGTGTACACCCCAAATCCCGGGTACACCGGCACGGACACATTCGTATACCGCATATGCCTCCCTGCCCCTAACGCCGCGATGTGCGATGACGCTACGGTGACCATCACGGTGGCTCCGCAGGTCGTGCCAGTTGCATCCAGCGTGGCTATCGCCGGAACGCCAACGGTCGGTCAGCTGCTCACGGGCACCTATGCATATAGTGATGTAAATGCTGACTTGGAAGGTATCTCGACCTTCCGCTGGGTGCGCAGTCCGACAGCTAGCGTCATTGGTGGCGTAGATGTGGGCAATGCAGCTGGATATACCACTGGGCCCGCTGACAACGGTAGCTTCATGTTCTTCTGCGTGACGCCGGTGGCGGTAACGGGCCTGTCCCCGGGAGTGGAAGTCTGTTCGCCGGGCGTTCGGGTTGCTACGGCGGCTGTAACCTCCGTCCCCACGCTGTCTCAATGGGGGCTGATCATTCTGTCGCTGCTAATGGGCGTTTTCACGCTCGCGTTTTCACGCGCTCGCCGCTAGAGCGCCCGTTCGCACCTCTCCAGCGCCCCGCAGCACACAATTCGATTGTGCGCTGCGGGGCGCGGGCACTTGTGGCGACGCTTGGCGCATCAGATGAGGAGCCGTTCGGCAAAGAGCTGGGGGCCGAGGTGAGTTGCCGCTTTTTTACAAGCGGTCATGGGACTGGAGCGTGCGCAGGCAGTGAGGAGATGCGCGCTATCTCAAGCCGGAATTGTGATCGAACGGCCTCGAAGAGTATCGAGGTGGTTAGCCCAAAACTGCATCAGCGTAGTGCGCTGGGGCAGGTATGTAGCATGGTTGTAGGCAGCGCTCACGCGGTCCCGCTCCTGATGCGCAAGCTGCAACTCTATGACCGCATGATCCTGGCCGAGCTCATGCAAAACGGTCGAAGCAATGCCACGGAACCCGTGGCCAGTCATTTCGCCCTTGTAGCCCATGCGGTACAGCGCAAACAAAATCGCATTGTTGCTCATCGACTTTTCGTGATCGTGGCCGCCTGGAAATAGCAGCTGGTGACCTGTACCCGCCCGCTGCAGGGCCTGCAGCACGGCTACTGCCTGAGTGGACAGTGGAACGATGTGCTCTGTTTTCATCTTCATCCGACCGGCCGGTATGCGCCACTGCGACGCCGCCAGATTGAATTCTGACCATTCAGCCTTTATCAACTCGCTGGTGCGCACGAAAGTGAGCGCCATCAGGTGCATGGCCAAGCGCGTGCGCACGTGACCACGGTAGTCATCCACATCACGCAGCAGCTGCGGGAGCTTTGCCACATCCACACGCGCGTAGTTTTGCTCCCGCACCGGGGCCAACACGTCCGCCGGCTGAATGTCGCCGCAGGGGTTGTGCTCTGCAAGGCCGTGGCCGATGGCGTACCGAAACACCTGCCCGGAAATCTGGATTGCCCTCCGGGCTAGGTCGTGCGCACCACGTTGTTCCACCTTCTTGGCCATGGCCACGATCTGCGGCGCCTTGATGTTGGACACTGGCAACGCACCGATCTGGGGGAAGGCATCAAGCTCCATGCGCCTCAGCACCTGGTCCGCGTGCTTCTTGGAACGCGTACGCGCCCAGCTCACATGCCATGCCCGCGCGACCGTTTCAAACGAGTTATCAGCAGCAACAGCGCTCGCGCGCTTTTGAGCCTGACGCTTCGCTGAGGGGTCGGAACCATCAAGCACCTGGCGGCGCGCCTCGTCACGGGCTTTTCTGGCCTGCAACAACGGGACATCCGGGTAGACGCCAAGGCTCAGGCGCTTTTCCTTGCCGTCGATTCGGTACTTGAACCTCCACCACTTTCCACCCGATGGAGCGACCTCAAGATACAGGCCGTCAGCGTCGTACAACTTGCGCGGTTTTTCCGATGGCTTCGCCGCCTTAATAGCGGTGTCAGTGAGGGGCAT